AATCCTATGCAATCCGTTCTGCTAGATCAAAGAAGTTAGAACAATCTGGTTTTAATAATTTTGTTTTTATCTTTGGAAAACGATATGCCTCACGCCATTCTACTTTACCTGTGTGGGACAAACCATATACACTTCTGCTATCTTCATATTTTTGTAACAAATCAAACAGTCTTCTATGAGACATAGTATCGTTTCCAAGATAACGTAGTATTTGTTTACCTGCCATTGCCCAATCATCATATTCGCCATCATTTACTTTCCATAATCTTTGAGGAGTTAAAATTCTCTTTGCCAAATCTATCAACCATTGTTCGTCATATGATAATGCTCCTTTGTGTAATTTAATAATTCTATTAAGAATATACAATAGTTCACCAACAGAATCTTCATCTGGAAGTATATCAACAAAATTTTTGCCAGGGATAACGAACAAATATCCGAAAGGATCGGTTTTTAGCTTATTCCGCCAGTTTGGATCTGTCTCAAAAAGATCATCACCTGGGAAATTACCACCAAGAACATACGCAATTACAAAATCAATCCTTGGTGAGATATAAGTTTGGCCTTCATATGATGTTGTAGCATGCCCTTGACGTTTCCTACCGAGCTTATCGAACAAGGGATCACGTGGTTTTATATAGCCATCATGGAGAATTTTTTGGCCAATAATCTCGCTACTCGTGCCATGATAGTAATTTATATTGCGTTGTGCCTCAGTCGGCGCTGCCATTTCAAGTAGCTGGATAAGCTTCATATTAGTAATATTTATGGAAAACGTAGTTGCCACAGTCCCAAATCCGATGCCATTTGTTATTTGTCATATTTTCAACCTCAGTTAGATTTGGATCAAATATGTCCAATTTATCCTTAAGAACATTTTTACGAAAATTAAACCGATGATAACGTTTCATTCCATTAAAATACCAATAACTTGGATCACTATATTTACCAAATACAAATCCAAGCTGTTTATATAGATTACCGTTACTCCATCTACGATCAGCATAACTTAGTATTTGTTTTGGAGCATATTTAGTTTCAAAGTAATGTAAAAATCTACTAGCAAGACCAGAAAAATTAAAACTTCCAATGGTGCAAAACCTAATTAGTTCATATGATCCAATTTCATGTTTTTGTCCTAATGCTTTGCGCAACTTACCAAATGTCATAACACCGATTAACCTATTTTTATAAAATGCACCAAGTTTAACTTCAGATTTATCTTCACCTTGGATATGATACTTGTTAAGAAACTTTGTTTTTATTTTAGTATCTATCTCTTTGATTTCACACTCCCTAGCTCCGATGGAATATTTGACTAGGCCTAAAATATGTTTTATTCTGGACTTGACAATACTTTGTTTAAACAACCATTCATCTTCAAAGATATGGATAAGACGAATTTCTTTTGTTTCACATAACTTGGTTTTATCAAGATGATAATTTTTATCAGTTCCAGTGGCATCAGAATGCCAATATAGGCCATTGTATTCTATTGCGATATTTTTATCTGGCAAGAAGATGTCGAGTTCTTTAAAATTGTCAACATCCTTAAAAGGTTTAAAATTTTCTTCTATTTTTTGGTGGTATATGGTTTTTAGCCACTCGACAACTTCTTTTTCAGCATGCGATACTCCAGAATTACCATAGCAGCCATAACAATAAATATCTTTCCATCCAGCATTACAAAGATCCTTAGTAATAATATTTCCACACTTTGTACATTTAAGATCTATATTGGTTTTATTTAATCCTTCATAATTTGGATTGTCTAATATTTCAAATCCTTGTTTTTTAATATATGGTGCAATTTGTTTAAAATGACTTAATATTCTTGTGTGTCCGGATTGTGTCTTATCATGACATTTAATTGAACATATTTTCCCATACCCATTAACAAAATCCAAATATGGAGGTGTTTTTTTGTGGCATGTCTCACAGAGTGGTAATTCTGTAATATTATTATGAATAATATAAAAGCGCTGGCTCCAATCAAGATGCTTAAAATCAATTGGTAATATATGGGATGTATTTTTTAAAATAGAACACAACATATCAGAATATTCTCTCAAATATTTGTCATTCACCAATGCATAATTTTTCTCAATCCTTGTTGATTTTATTCGATGTTGTATAAATTGTTGTATTGATAAAATATCACTTTGTATATATAGATTACTTTCAAATTGATTTTTCAACTTTATTCGAAGTTTAGCATGACTTTTCTTTCTCGTACTCGAACAAGAAGCATAATTCTTATGAACAACCCGGATACAGTGTGCACAACAAGAAGGATATCCACGTTTAAATCCTCTAAATTTTAAAATCTTCCCACACCCTGGACAGGTTGGTTGTTTTGTGATATTATAAACCACGCAATATATTTTTTCTCTAGTTGGATGTTTTATGTCGGGCGATAGAAAAGATGTAGATTCATTAATTGATATGAATATATTTTTATTAACTTTTTTATATTTTCTTATAGCATATGGGTTTAATGCGCCATCTTTTGTTAAAACTTTATTAATATCAAATTTAAGATCGTTAATCATACTAGTATATTTTACGGTGTTTTGTTATGCTATATTATAATTATGAATAGAAGTATTAAAAAGCAAGAAGTTTTTAACTTCTTGCTTTATTAAAACAGTTTTGAATTATACCAAAACCTCGTCAAAACTACCACCAGTCCTCAATGCAGTGAATTTCACTAAAATGTAATCTACAGCCTTTGGAGGCTTACATAGCACTGCAAGTTTTAATTCATTATTGTCTATCACTTCCGTAGTATTATTGGTCTCGTCACAAATTAACTTGTAATCATAAAGACCGCCAAGTCTCTCAACATTAGCGAACTTTGGATCAAGCGTATTTAGCAACCGTGTGCGTGTGTATGAATTATTCAACTGACTCACGAAGTAGCGGGCCACGTCATAGGTATATCGCTCCATCTTGAGAAATAGCCGGCGCACGTTAACGCGATCAAATGCCGATGGCTCCGATTGAAGTGTCTTCTGACCCCAGATAACAATTCCTTCATAAGGAAAATCAACTGCATAGTTGAAATTCTTAAGATAAATCTGATCTTGTTGTTTGCCATCTGGATTGAAAGAAATATCAGTGACGCCATTGACAACACCTTTATCAAGGCCATACGGAGCATCCCAGAAGTTAAATACGCGTTCAGTGTAGCAATATGCGCCAATCGCTTTAATGCTTTCAGGTATCCATCTTGCGATGCCAGCGAATGAGTCAATTATCTTCATCCAAGTAATATACATTGCTGCATAGCTTGAATTGATACCTTGCATGTATTTCAACTTAGGAAGAATTGTTGCATCAATTGTGTTTAGAGGTTTTGCAGAACGGACAACTTTCTGATTTCCTTCAAGAGCAAGAGCTCTTGGAGAGTCAAGAATTGCCATACAATCTTTGCGAGTTTGTGCACAGAATGCTACCATCTTGTCACAAACAGATTTCCAATATTCCAAATCATATTTTGACGTGATTGTATCATTAGTATTCCAAATGGTTGGATCATAGGCAATATTATCTGAATGGTTGTGAACCCATTGTGCAATATTTGATACACCACCATCAACAACACAATCCAGCCGATTTGAATCAATATTTGTCATTCTGGTATAGACATAATCAAGACCAGAAAGAATATCGCCAACTCTGATAGTTTTTGCTGTTTCGGTGGATGTGAACCCAAGCAAAGGCCAATGAATCGTATCTGCGAACTGGCCAGAACCACCACGAATCACGCTGTAAATTGCATTTGCACCATTTGTGATAACAAGGTTATCTGCACTGGTATTGAAATAAAATTCAATATAATCAGAATCTGCATTGATCTTATCACCAATGAAAATACTTTGTTTGGTAGTTGCATCAATATCATTTCTTCCAAGAGAACCAGTAAATTTCTCAACAAGCTGATAATTCAATAAATCACCATTATTTGTATCAGTATATGTCTTAAGAACAAGAACAACAACTTGATTCAAATATGTGTAATCAATTGTGCCGCCAGGAACCTGGAGAATTGCTGGAAATTCTCGTGGCAGGAATTTTGAAATTGAATCAGATGTATAAATTGCAGAAGGAGCAAGCACCCATTCATTTGCATTTGTATAATCTGTTGCTGATACTGCTCTGCCTGAAGGTGCAATCACGCCATCCATAATTGCCCAACCAGGATAAGGAGCTGAAAGCTGTTCAAA